CACCAGCCCGCGGCGGCCGTCAGGGACGACTGACCGGAATCGATGGAGTGCTGCCAGGCCTTGGCCAGGGAGCCGCCGTGCAGGCGCCGCTCATTGGTCGCGTGCTGGAGAGTCGCGAGCGCGTCGCCGGGGTTGTCCGTGTCGATGGTGAACTCGGCGCCACGGTTGCGCTTGTACTGCGCGATGGCCTGACGGCCCGCGCCACCGCCCCGGCCGAAGCTCTGGGCGTTGGCAATGAGGGCCTTGGACACCTCGGTGTCGGAGGTGAACTCCTCGCCGACCGCCTTGTTCACGAACCCGCCCGCGTTGGGGCCGACGTGCGCGGTGATGTAGGTGCCGGTGCGCTGGGTGCTCGCAGCGACCGGCGGAGGGGCCTGTACGGCCATCTGAGCGACGGAGGGGACCTCCGGGGCCGGGGAGGCCGGGGCGGGGGTGACAGGCGCCTCAGGGGCCTTTGCAAGGACCGGGGCGGGCACGGCCGGGAGGTCGCCCAGGGTGGCGAACACGTCGCGCTGTGCCTGCGTGGTGGTGGCGCGCTCCACGCGGACGTTCTGCTCGGCCAGGATCGCCTGGGCGCGGCCCGCAAGCTCGGTCAGCTCGTCGGCCTCGCCAGCAGCGAACTCGGTCTTGCCCGACAGCTCGGCTCCGCGCTCGCGCACCCGGGTGAACTCGGCGGCGAGGGCCGCGTCGTCCAGGGTGGAGGGGTCGAAGACCTGGGGAACCTCGGGGGTGATGTCGTCTGCCATGAGAGCTGCTCCTTTGCGCGGCAGGGACGGATAGGACACGTCACCCGCAGCGAGGCTCTCAGCTCATCCACTGCAGTGCTGATCACAGAGTACGCCACCGGTCAATCATCACACAGAGTGAGTGACGACTGGTGACGCTCCGTACCTAGACGGGTTAGACAGGTACCTCCGTTCCCCTTCCATGTGAGAGATTGATATGGGGGGGAACGGGAGTACCTGTCTAACCCGTCTAGAAGGCGACTAAGTGCAGGTCAGGACGCCTTGGCGATCTTCGGCACCCAGCGCCACGTCTGGGTAGGGTTACCCACCGTGTCGTCCGCAGCCATCACCAGACGTGCCTCCGGGAGGCTCGCAACCCGTCGCTTAGAGCCATCGCGCAGGGTCACTTCGATCTCCTTGCTATCGGCCTTCCGGCCGCCACAGCAGCTACCCATCGTGATTCGTCCCTTCGTTCTGAGCCCAGGCCCACTTGGCCCGGGCCATCTGCTCCGAGTCGCCGATCGTCGTCTTGGCCGTCCACTCGCCCTGGACGGGCGTGATCCCGAACGTCCCGATCAGCGCACGCTGCGCCCCGCTCGAGAACGCCACCCGCGCGCGCGGCACCGGGAACCCCGGCGTGTTGACGCTGCAGACCGCGATCATCTCCAGCGCTCCGCCTACGCGACGCCAGTCACCGCTCACGGGGGAGCTGCGGAAGATCTCCACAGCCTGGGGACTCGCCTGTGGGAGGATCCATCCCGCCACCCAGATCCCGTACTCGTCCTCGCCCGCCACCACCCTGGCGACAGCCGCGGACGGGTCGTCGTAGTGCTGCTGAGCGGCCTGGAAGGCCAGCTGCGCATCCGCGTGCCTCGGGCCCGCCACGAGCGTCCCCACGGGCAGCACGTAGCCTTCCTGGGTCTGCTGCTCCGCCACATGGAAGTAGCTGTACCCCGAGGCGCTGAGCGGAGGTGTCACGCACCCTGGCAGGCCCACGTGACAGGCGTCCCAGCCTGCGATGTGCCCGAACACCCGGCCCGTGTCGGAGACGGTGAGCGGCGTGAGGCGGTCCAGGTCCGGCTGACGGAACCAGTCGGACGGCGGGAGCACGGGCGCGGCGGAGGCGTAGAGCCAGTCAGGGCTCGCTTCGTCCCCGGGCATCGGCTCGGCGGGTTCGGGATCCAGTGTCAAGGACACATCGGCGAACGCAGGGATGGCCACCAGGGTGGCCCCCGCGATACGCCACTTGGTGATGACGAGACGCTCCTGGTCGTCCATCGTGTACTCGATGTCGTCCAGATCCACGGACGGCCCCAGCAGCCCTGCCTCAAGCTGTTCGATGACAGCCCAGGGTGCCGAGTCCAGCATCATCCCAGTGGCCGTCACCATGCCGTCGCCGATGGACAGAGTCTCCATGCGCGCGACCACGCGCGAGCCCCCGTGCCCTTCGTCCGACAGCTCCTGCCACATCATCGGCAGGGGCAGGTCCCGAGAGGCTCCGCCTCCGGGCGCGATGATGCGCCCGTCCCCGGTGGGCACGCCCAGGCGCGCGAGCACCGCGCTCCAGGTCCTAGCCACGGTCGCTCCCGATCTCAGCCGCAGCGTTACCCGCCGCCTCCCATGCTTCCTGGATCGTGTCACCCAAGTCGCTCCAGGCGGGCATCTCCCGTCCGTCGTACGTCTTGAACTTCGTCGCCCGCGCGTAGGCCCGGTAGGCAACCTCGCCCAGGCTGGGCAGTGTGTCGGTCATGTCGTGCTCCTCTCGTCACCCTGCCTGACGTCGCACCGCTTGAATCGTCCGGTCACGGGGTCTGCTCCGATCGCGCCCAGAGGTACAGGAGCAGATCCTGGTCCAGGTTGAGCTCGTTCTGCGTGACCATGGTCAGCACCTCGTCGGGATCGGTCGGGATCTCCGGCCAGCCGTGGATGGTGTGGTACAGGTCAAGATCCATTGCTACTCCCTCTCGCGTTCTGGCGATCGGTCCAGTCGATCGTCTCACCCAGCACCACCGGCAGCATCGAGCACCGGCAGTTGATGACCTCGTTCGCGGGCCCGCGCGGGTCGCCCGGGAACAGGAGCTGCGCCCCGCCGACCTGGAACGGCTCAGAGAGCAGCGTGCGCTGCTTGTCAGCCGTCCGGTGCGTCTGCCTGGTCCGGCTGTCCATGGTGGAGATCCACTGCTTGAACGGCGCCGGATCACCCCTCACCTCCGCTTCCTGCACCGCGCCCCGGAAGATGCCCGCGTTGACTGCGCCGATCGTCTCGGTGCGCGCCACCGTCATGGCCCGGTTGCGCCAGTAGCCGACGGGCGATGCCGTCAGGATCGCCTGTATGTCGTCGCGGACCCGCTGCAGCGAACGCCCCTCTTGCACGCCCCGCTCCACCTCGGTGACGATCAGCCCGTACACCTCATCCGGAGTGTTCGACATGCGGTTGCCCACAGCGTTCAGGTAGTCGGCCACGTAGGGGTCGGTAGGAGGATCCCCGGCGGCCGTGACACGGCGCCATGCGGACGCCAGGACGCCTTCCACCTCGGGCAGTACCTCCGTGTTCACGACGTCGGTCCAGAAGCCCGTGTGGTCGCTTACGCGCCCGGGATCGATACGCCCGTCGCGCAGCACGGGCTTGCGCACCCGGTCCAGGAAGCGGGACACGCCCCGGAACCAGGTACGGGCGATGCGGCCCTCGCCCTCGCGGATGAACCCCTGCGCGCGCAGCCGCTCGGGAAGGTTCGGGTCCTCGCCCAGAGGGGTGGTCACCGCCTGCGCCACGCGTAACCGAGGGCCTGGCGGAGGTCCTCCCGCTCATGGGCTGACCCATGGCGAAGTAGCTCCGTGGTGTAGCCCAGGATGCTCTGACGGAACCTGGCGGGGTTCAGGCCGAACGCCTCGGCCACAGGCTCCGTGAACTCAAATGACCCTTCCCGGAGCCCGGGGATGTCGTACTCCCCCACCTTGATGACCGTGTGCAGCTCGTGCCGTGGCGTCGACTTGAACTGCCCTCGGTTCTGATTCGTGAGCAGCCGCCCGCCCGCGCGGCGCAGCGCGTCGTAGACGATGAGCTCGGCCGCCGCTACAAGGCCCTCAGGGACTGCCTCGGGCTCGGGCTCCTCGCCCTGTGTGCCGGGCAGCGCACGCGGGTCCACAGGCTCAGGCTCCGGCGCCTCCAGCTCACCCGCGGCGTTGACCTCCGCGTCCACGCCAGCCGCAACGGGGCTGACTTCGATGTCCAGCCCGAGCGCTTCCGCCACGGACGGGTCGGCAAGCAGCGTCGGAGCACCGATGACGATCTTCTCCAGCACGCGGCGGGTGCGCTCTTCGTCGGACGGCATCGCGTCCAGGGACACACCGTTCTCGGTGAGCATGTACTCGTCGCTGATCAGGATCTTGTCGTACAGCGACTCCAGCGTCTCCCGG